GTCGCAAGCAGTGGGGCGAAGAAAGTGCGGTATATAAAAACAGGGTGAAAGGCGAGTTCGCTTCAAGTGATGAAGACACAGTTATCACCTTAGCTATGGTTGAACGTGCCAACGAGAGGTGGGCGGTAATCAAAGAAGCGGAGGGCTTTGGTGCTGTCACTGGCCTAGGTGCAGACATTGGGCGCGGAGGCGACCCATCGATAATTGGTATAGCCTGTGGAGATGCAATAAGAGAGTTCAAGCGTTTGAATGTCAGGGACGTCATGCAAGTTGCAGGTACTTTGCTCAATCTATTGAAAGGTAACCCACTCGCGCGTGCGGTTATAGATATTATAGGCATTGGTGCTGGTGTCTATGATCGGTTGAAAGAAGACAAGGCGGTTTCATCGCGTGTGTTTGCATTCAACGCGGCTGAGAAGTCAATGCAAAAGGATAGGTCGGGCGAGTTATCTTTTCTCAATATGCGCTCGGCTGGTTGGTGGACTGTGCGAGAGAAGTTGGAAGCGGATGAACTGGCGTTGCCGCCCGACGATGACCTAATTGGAGAACTAACTTCGCCTAAGTGGCGCGTCACATCTGGTGGTAAAATCCAAGTTGAGGCGAAAGAAGACATAAAGAAGCGAATTGGTAGATCGACAAATTGCGCCGACGCCGTTATTCAGGTGTACGTCCAGATTGGACTCGGCACAGGCAGTTGGGTTCGAACGGTAGGCTAGTGAGGCAACTATGGCGAAGATGTCAAGTAATAGAAAGCAGTTGTTGGAGGGCGCGGAAGAAACCATTGCAAGAGCAAAGTCCGCAAGCAGTAAACAGCCGAGGTTCATTATGTCGGCTGATGACAAAAGAACTTTTTTTCAAAACATATATGGACTGTCTAAGGAGGCAATTTTCAACGAACCGCCTTACGTTCCTGACAGCCGAAAGCGCGATATATGGTTATCAAAGGTGGTAAGAAAAGAGCCTTATCTTTTGGGTGTGTTGCAATCAGTTGTATCCATAGATAAAAATAGAGGCTGGACTATCATAGGCGGAAAGATACAAGTGAACAAGTATGTGGGAATTCTTCACGGCTTTCAAGCCGCTCCTGATCTTTATGGTTGGCGCAACAGTATTTCAATGTCGGCTGAAAGTTTTTACCGCTCGGATCTCGGCGCTGTTGTTGAGACAGGTCGCACGCAAAAGAACGGCCCGTTGGCGGCATTGTACACGGTAGACCCTACCAAATGCAAACTGACAGGTGATATAGAGTACCCACTCAAATATTCAACCGCCAATAACGACAAAGCAGACTGGGAACCGATGGACTACTTTAGGGTATCCAGCTTTCCTACTGTAGCTGAGAACATGAACGGACTTGGCTTCTGCGCGGTGTCGAGATGCCTTGAAATAGCCAAGTTGGTGGTAAGTGTTTTTGAGCATTACCGCGAACAACTAGGCTCTAAGGCTCCCAAGGGAATACTTACCATTCAGGGCGTTTCTTTAGATCAGTGGCTGGCAAGCCTTGAAGAAAGCACTGACGCCTTGAAGGAGTTGGAGCGTGAATATTATTCAGGCGTTCAAGTTCTTGCAAGTGAGAACCCAATAAGCGTAAACCTGACAAGCTTATCCAACCTTCCTAACCAATTTGAATACGATACCTTTGTTTCGTTGGCAATGTACGGATATGCGCTTGCCTTTGGTTATGATCCGCGCGAATTTTGGCCGGTGTCTGGTGGGACACTTGGTACTGGAAAGGAAACTGAGTCCCAGCACCGCAAAGCCACCAGCAAAGGCGGACTTGACTTCGCCTTGGGCTTTCAAGAGAAAATGCAAGAGGAATTGCCCCCAACTCTTGAATACGAATTTGAGCAACGCGACGTCGAAGGCGACATACTTGAAAAGCAATTGCGCCAATCTGAGTTAAATATTGTGGAAGACTTATTTACTAAAGCCAATTCAGTAGGCGAAGCCCTTACATCGCGCGATGAGGCTAGGCAACTGCTTGTCGATGCCAAGCTTATCCCAGAGGAGTGGACAATACCAGAAGAGGAAGTTGAGATTGCCGACACTGACGACGCTGGCGACGTGTTGGAGAAGCAACGTGTTCGAAACGCAATAGAGAGATTTCCAGAGCAAGACATAGTTATATACTCATCAAGAGGTAACAGGTATCGAACATTGCTAAAAGCAGGTGAAAAGAAAATTGCCACACGAGTGCGCGCCTTGCGTAAAAAAAAAGAAAGAGCCTCTAGTAGCTATGGAGCGATAAGAGAGCAGTATCGCTATACTACCTTTGGCATCATTAGTGATTACTTGACTTACGGCGGATCAATATCCAGCCCCAAGAGTACCATGAGGCAGAACGTGCAAGAGGCATTTTCTTTAACCGTTGACAGCGGTTACGTTGACGGCGGGAGCGAGTTGCCTTTAGATACCGATACAAGTGATTGGTTGTCATCCGCAATGTCATCTGAGTTTGGGTACGTCGACGCATTGTTCTCCTCTCTAAGACAAGTATTGAAGCAAGACGATTATGATGCCACAGTTATTGCGAATACTCATGCAGAGGCTTATGCCAGCACGCTTGATGGCATATATAACACGGCTGTCCTGTATGGTTCAAAGAATAAAATGCTTACATTCGCTGGTGACGACGGCGTTGAGAGTTGCGCGTCGTGCCAGCAGTTGAAAGGACAAAGGCACAAGGCAAGCTGGTGGATAGCCTATGACTACGTACCTCCGACAGGTGGAGGACTTGATTGCTCAGGTGGAGGACGCTGTGAACATGGTCTTATGGACGATGATGGGAATTGGGTAACCGTATAATGACGACGATAAGTACCGCCCCCGAAATTGTAACTGTTGCAGATGACGGACTTGTGCGCGTGGATGGTATCGCCGCCTTCCGCAAGATCATCAAGGATGATGGAGTTTACATACAATTCTATGACCACGATAGAATGAGGTCTAAGTGCCGAGGCAGTAAGTTTATCGAAGTAAGACTTGATAAACTTATCGAGGCGGTAAGTAGAGATAAAGGAGTAAAAGAAGATGGAAACGCAAGCGCAGGATGATGCCTTGGAGGAAGCAAACCCTTTACTTGTTTGGGTTGCTTATACCGAAGGCGAAGGTAGTAAAAGAAATTACCTGTCTAATGGTAAAGGCGGACTTAGGGTATTCAAAAGCGAAGACAAGTTGAATGATTACCTAAAGGAAACATTTGACGAAGCCATGCGTGCAAAAATAAAGACGCATTCAATCCAAGGTAAAATAGCAATACCGATTGACGACTATGTTTTTGCGTCTACTGATTACACTGAAACAATTATGCCTGCGCCAATACACACTCTTGCCGTCCCGACTGCACCAACTGCTACTGAACAACTAGACATGATATTGAAACGTAGAAGGATTAGGAGAAAGTAATGCCTTACTTCATAGCGTTTTTATTATTCACCTTCACAATTACGCCCAACTCAACGTATTCAGTAACTAACCGTCCAGACGAGGTTAGTTATTATGTTTTGGCGCACATGAACGAAGGTGCGGACGTATTGCTCGCAGACGAGCGATTGGCAGGAAGCGCATTCGCACAATTAGGCATAGGCGACTTAATACAAGTTGGATACCCTGACGGATTGCGCTTGTTCAAGGTGACCAGTGTTGATACTTATCAAGCAACCATGCCATTTAGCGTGGAGAGTGGATTTATAAATGCTGACGGTGACGTGTTTAGTTCGGAAGGATTGGTGAAGTTGATCTACGGCGCAAAACATGGTCTTGTTTTGCAGACGTGCAAGGATAACGCACAGGCCCGACTATTCATCATAGCCGAGCCTGTGACACTTGAAGATTTACTACGGAGGTAATTGTGAACAATATAAAACCATCTCTTGCTCTTGCAATTGCTGGATGGACATACGTATTTGCCGCTGGTTGGTTCATGCTAGTTGGCGTGATCCTATCCACAGTGTTGACGTGGGTGCTGTTTATCATATTCTTTATGGTGGCGCTCGTTGCTTCATCTGTCTATTACAAAGGCAAGCAATGAACGTCGTTCCAGTTCTCTTAATCAAAAACGAAGAAATATGGATAGAGCGTGTATTGCGCCCACTGGTCGAGGTGTTTGGCTGTGCCATCGTGTCTGACACTGGAAGCACAGACACAACGATGGAACAGGTGAAGAAGGTGAAAGGTAATGTACTTCTGCGTCAACATGAAGACCTTTCCCCTGCCGAACTAGGGCAATGTCGCGCATGGATGCAGGAAGAAGCAAAGAAGTTATTCGACGCAACGCATATCTTCCTTGTTGATGGGGATGAGTTATATCCAACCAAGTATTTGAACTTCATAAAGAAGTATCCAATGCCTGAAACAGCATTATCAGGCTTCACTTGGGGCATTGAATGTACTGAGTTGGATAACGGCGAGTGCTGGTTGTACAACGTTGGTCTAAACAGGCAAGCGATGATCTCCGTTGACAGCAAGTGGAGCGGTTTATATCCATTTGAAAGTCCCGATACATACCGTCCGGGCGACCCAAGTAATTATTATTGGAGGGCGCCAGACCCATCCTACCGCTTCTACCATATCCACCAGATGAAAAGAAGTTCGAGGGATGGCGACGTCTATCTTAGATTGCAGAAGCGTTATCAATTCAGCATGAAGGACGCTCCTGAAATAAAACCCCACAAACTATGGCTAAACTCACAAAAGGATTATCAAGATGAATAGCGACTTGGGCGGCGACGCCGAAAAAGTAAGTCTGGCACAAAGGCATCAAGAAATTATGGATGATGGAGAGAAAGCTTTCCAAAATGTCTTGATTATGCTTTCCATTGTGGCAGGAATTGTATGTGGCTCACTGGGTTACATAACCTATCTAGCATTCAACATTAGGTGACGCATGGCAAAGAAAGCACTTCGAGGTAAAAGACATATAAGGTCGCGCTGGACTGTTCAGGTAGGCAGGGACAGAAAGCGTGTGAAGAAGTTCAATCAAGGCATGGAAGGGTTATACGCCTTGATGGCGCACCTGCGTTCACAAGAGTTTGCAGATGAATTTGCCAAAGCCACAACTAATGCAGTAGAAGCTGTCCGCGTTATGACTGAAACGCTTATAAAAAGGCTAGGAGAGTTGAATGAACAACCAGTTGATGCACGAAAAGATTGAACAAACCCTGATTGGTTTTCACGACGATATGTTTAGCGTCGTCATAGACCAGCTTCATTGCATGTCGCGCGCACGTGTATACGCCATGCTGAATGCCGTTGTATCGAGTTTGGAAGAAGGCGAGTTGTACGTCGAGGTTGGAACGTACCAAGGTGGATCACTTATATCGGCACTGCTTGACAATAATGCACGTGCGATAGGCGTGGATGCCTTTTGTGAGTTCAAAGAGACAAACAACTTTGACCAGACACAAGCAAACCTCCGCAGGTTTGGCGTGGATGATCGGGCAGTCCTACGCAATATGACGTACCAAGACTTCTTCCTAAGTGTTCCTGCTGAGTTCTCCATACAGGCTTATTACTATGATGGAGCGCACGATTACCAGAGTCAACTGAACGGCATGGAGGCGGCTTGGGATTATCTTCATGCAGGTTCTGTTGTGCTGGTTGACGATTATTGCTATCCAGAGGTTTACCGCGCCGTCAATCAGTTTGTTGAAAACCATAAGGCAAATATCCGTTTCTTGTTTGTACGACTGCCTCAATTTCAGTTAGACAAAACTTGGTGGAACGGTTGCGTTATTATGGAAGTGGTCTGAATGCACGAAGCAATCCTTGAAGCAATAGCAGTAAACTCCGTCTTTGGAATAGATGAGGTAAAGCGTGTGTACGATCTATTCAAGTCTTATGACATCATTGCCAGAGGGTGCGAACTTGCTCAAAGGATGGGATACGCTAACCTTGAATGCGCTTGCATTCTTGCCTCAGCAAACATCTCCTACCAATCATAAATAAATTGTGGTAATATCTCGCTAAGGAATAAAGCCGTAGACTGAAAGGTCGGTGAGCTAGGATGTTCTTCATCCTACTCACCGACCTTTTTTTGTCTGAAAGGATACTATGGAAAAAATTCTCAGAGACTTACTCGACTCAATAACAGCCTTCATCAAGGGATACATTCAACAGGAAAGGTCTGTTTCCATCTCAGACGTTTTCATGGAAGTTCAAAAAATGTTAGATGGAGTGCCTTTGGCTGATGGATCAATGCCGCCGTCTGCTGGATACGTTCTTGATTTATACGAGGATGACGCAGGTTTGTCT